CGGGGCACCATGCGAAGCAGGTCAGGGTACAGCAGCCATGACGACGAGCAGTCTCCGTCCAGCCCGCGCATCGCTGCAACGTGCGCCTGCCTAACGGTCCGACCTGCCCGCAAGAAGGACAGAGCACCCTCGTGACTGACGACGCTACCATCCTTGTAGAGGTAGTTCGCCAGCCACCCGTGCCCGGAGCGCGGGTAGCCGGTGATGACGAAGCGCATCAGTTGCTGACGATGACCAACTTCTTCTTCTTGCCGCTCTTCTTGCGCTTGGCCGTGTTGCTCCGCTTCCTGCTTGGGTTCGAGTGCTGGTAGGAGATGCGCTTGGAACTCGTCTTGCTCCGCTTGAAGCGCTTCTTCTCTTCCGAACTCATCTCACCCACGGTCTTGGGGGTGTCCTCGGATACACGCTTCGACGGACGACAAGCCGGGTATTTGCTTTTGCGAGACTTCTCAGTCTTCTTGCGGCCACACGGCTTGCCTGTCTTGATGTCGACCCACTTCTCTTTGAACCAGCGGTCGAGTCCACCTTTGGTCTTTGCCATCAGTCCCTCCCGCCGACTTTCACTTTGGCCTTCTTGTACTTGCCGCCACGGCGCTTGTACTCCTGAACGAGCCAGCCGTTCGCGTATGCGCTGGGGTAGACCTTGAACTTCTTCTTCGCCGCGGCTTTGACACGGGCGTAGAGAGCCTTGTTGGTAGGCACGTTCTTGGTCTTGGCAGCCATGTCAGCCTCGGCGCTTTGCAGCGAACAGTTGTTCTTCCATTTTTCGCTTCAGGTCGTCGTACGACGCTCGATCACTGGACACACCCGGCAACTCAAACGAGGCGGTGGATTCAGTGTTCATTACATCGATCGAAGCAGGCACCTCTTCGGGCGCAGAAGCGTTGAACGCAGGATGAAGTGCTCCCACCATTTTCAACGCTGTCTGGGGGTCCTGAGCAGCACCGGTCTCCAGCAGGGTCGTGAACATCGACAGAGCGTCTTCGTTCGAGTCGCTCCACAGGTCTGGCGCGGTCTGGTCCACCCACTTGATGAGGCCCTGAAGAACCTCTTGATTTCGCTGTGCTTCTTGCTCAGCCGCAACGCGCTGAGACTCTGCAAGCTGCTGACGCAACTGGTCACGTTCCTGCTCAACAGGACTGAGGCGCTGACCAAACTCCTGCTCGAGTTGCTCGCGTAGAATCTTCTCAGCGGCTTCTCGCTCCTGTGTCGCCGACGCCAACTGCTGTCGCAGTTCGTCTGCTTCACGCAGCGCCTGGGTCCCAAGGTCTTCACCAGTGTCAAGCCACCGCTTGTAGCGCGAGAGTTCGGAAGCAAGAGCCTGCTCCTTTTCCTCGGCAGCCTTGCGGAACTCGGCCATCTCCTGGGTCTTCTTGGTAAACCCGCTCTCGAGATGCTTGTACTTGGTCTGCATGCCATCGAGCAGCACGTTGCGGTGCTTCTCTTCGATGCTGTTGAACCAATCAGCAGACTTCAGGGAATCGAGTTCCCCGTTCCACGAGATGGCGGTTTCCTCAACGATTCCGGCATCCGAAGATGCCTCCCCCGTAGACGGCGCGGACGGTGACCGATTCGTCTGCGATGTCTCAGGGGAGGCACTGCCAGCACCAGAGTCCGCCGAGACAGGTGAGGGTTCTGCCTGCGGGGAAGGTGACGCACTCTCTACCGGAGGGGATGCCTCGGTCGTGCTGACAGCTTCGGGGGTGTTGCTCACTTCAGTTTCCACGGTACCACTCCTTGGAAGTTCAAGCCATCGGGCCCATGCCGCCGGGAGCCGGAGCACCCATCGGCGGACCACCCATGTCGGGGCCAGCAGGCATGTCACCGCCTGGGGGCATTTCCATGGGCTGGTTCATCTGGTCCTTCATGGCCATTGCGGCCTTCTCGCCCATGCTCATGATGATCTTCTTGAGCATGTCGTAGTTGCCCTTGATCTTCTTTGCCATCTGCTCCGGGCTCATGTCGGCGAGTTCAGCCATTGCCATGGCCTCACCGTAGACAGCCTGCGCGGTGATGTCATCGAGGTCGAGGACGTCAGCAAAGACCTTGACGGGATCCTTTGCGGGGTCGTCGCCAGCCATGTTGGCGTCGTCCTTGGCTCCCATTTCGACGGACTCGGTGACTTCGGTCTCTTCGACTTCCTCGTCCTTGTCGTCGTCACCAGCAGCCTTCTTGAGTTCGGCCATCATGGTTTCTTCGGTGAGTTCACCACCTTCTTCCTCGGCATCGGCCTTCGGCTTGTCGTCCTTCTCGTCCATTTCGGGCTTGTCGGACTTACCCTTCTTCAGGTTCTTGAGCCGCTTGGCGGCGGGGGAGAGAGCCATGATTCACCTCACGCAGTCTTTTTGTAGGAGTTGGCGGTCTTGACGACCTGGGTTCGAGCGGCCTCGACCGCCTTCGACGAGAGATTACCACGCTCGGCGGCTTCCAGCCGCTTCACAGCACTCTCGACACGCTGCTCAGCGACAGCCTGGACGTCGATGCCACGAGCCTTGCGGCTGTTCGCCAGACGCTGCTTGCGCTCATCGATGCGCTGATCGATCTGACGGTCCGTGTACGACTCGACCTTGACCCGCTTGCCGGGGTTGTTGGCCTCGAGGTTTCGACGGTAGGACTCGAAGTCACCGGTCGACATCTCCTTGCCGTCGATGTTCATGGTCCCGAATCCGGTGAAGCCAGGAGCCGCGCCGCTGAACCAGCCGATGCGGGTCGGAGCACCGCAGTGCTCGCACGGAGGCGGACCCTCGGAGCGTCGGTAGACCTCCTGGGGCATGCCGTGACCGTTCTCGCAAATGAGGTCGTGAGAGACGAAACTCATCAGTCTTTCGCCCGAGAGACGCTGTCGAGGGTGTAGATCGCATCACCAGACACGAGACCATCCTTGTCGTAGGCCTCGTCGATGGTCACGTTCATCGCCTTTTCGGCGTCAGGCAACCGCGTCAGCTGGTCCATCTGTCCATACATGAAGTTCGACATGGCGTTGCGGTCCTTCATCGCTTCGGCTGGAGCGTTGATGCCGCGCTGGCCCAGGTATGCATTTACGGACGACAGCACGGCGCGCTCGTAGGCATCAGGGTCGATTCCGCTCGGAGCGTTCATGAAGCCCTGCTCGAGGGCAGCGATGCCCTTCCTGAGGTCTTCCGCCATCACCGAGTTTCCGATGTTTGGGCGGATGTCGGCGGGATCAACACGGTACTTCTGGTCGGCCATCTGAGACTCCTACTGGGGCGGGCTCTGGCCCTGCATCTGGGCCAAGCGCTGAACTTCTGCAAGAACTTCGGGCGGAAGGTCATCCATCTCGCCGCCGGCCTGAGCCTGGGCGACTGACCGCTCGGTGGGCTGACGGCCACCGGGCTGCTGCGGCTCTTCTTCCTTGACGGCAGCACCGCCCTTGGCGACCTGCTGCTGCTGAGCCGCGGCAGCCTGCTGGGCCTGCGCCATCGCCTGGCGAGCCTGGGCCTCGGGGATGATGATGCGGCTGGGCAGACCCAGACCACTGACCAGTTCCTCGAACAACTTGAACATGTCGACGTTCGGAGCCTGGGCAAGCAGCGGGACCATCGCCTGGAGGGTCTCGAGCAGGACAGCCGGGTTCTTGCGGATGGGGTTGTACGACACCATCTCGAAGTCCATCTGCAGTTGCTTCAACTGCTGGGTCCCGAGGTGGGTGAACATGTCACTGCCGGAGAGGCGAACCATCTTCGGCTTCTTCATGTACCGCTGCATCAGGTAGAACATCTTCGCAGCGACATCTTCGAGCGCCGTGTTCAGGTGACCTTCACGGGTCGCCAGCCGGGTCCGCATCTGCGCGTCGATGATGGCCATCTCGGTCGCGGTCTTGGCTCCGGCGACCTGTCCGCGTGCTGCTTCTGCCAGAGCACTCTGGAAGGCTGCGTCTGCCTCGAGGCGCGCGATGAACGAGATGATGGCCTCAGGCACCTGGGGCCGAGGCATCTCGTAGAACAGCGCACCGAAGTTCCGCATCTCGTCAACGCCCTCGGCGTCAACCGGCACGAAAGATCCGACCATGGCCTCCATGGCCTTGTCGAGCGTGGAACTGTCAATCTTCCCGGCATCGTACAGAATCTTCGGCACGTTCAGGTAGGTGATGCGCTTCCACAGGGTCAGCAACTGATTGATGTTCGTCTGCTGGTCGAGGACCAACTGGACCTCGGAGAGACCAGTGCAGTCGATTCCGCTGTGGTTCAGAGAGAACATGCTGAACGGGACGAAGTCCAACTGTCCCTTGAACAGCACGTGGTCAGAGCCCTTGTGGTAGTGAACGACCGTGTTGCTCTCGAGGTCATAGAACTCGTAGATCATGATGCGTTTGTCGGTGCTCGAGAACGTCGTCATCGACGTCTTCTGCACATCATCAAGCATCCAGGTCGGAAGTGCCTCTGGCTCGATGTCGTCGTGGTGCTCGTAGCGACCAGACTTGACCTTGGCCTTGTAGGCCGAAGGCGTGAGCGGGCAGGCCTGGATCCAGTACCGGATGTCGTCGTTGTCCCGAGCACTCAGGTCGAAGAACACCGAAGCAGGGTTCGGGTTGCTCAGAACTGGGCAGTCCTTCTTACTGTCCCACGACACCTTGAAGATGCCGCGCTTGCACAGGACGGCGTCCATGAGAGCCAGTGCCGACCGACGGCGCATGTTGACCGAGCGGAATGCCCACTCCATCAAACCGTTCGTTGCGCCTGCCAGGTCTTGGCTGTCGGGCGTCTGCGGCATTGCAGCGACCTGCGGGTTCGGTCCCAGCAGGCTGCTGATGGCAGTGTCGGTGATGGCGTAGATGAGGTTCTTCTGCGCGTACATCGAAGACATGCGGGCATCGAGGATGGCCCCCTGCTTCTCGTACGTCTCCCAGAAGTCACCACGGTAATAGGACCGAGCACGATCGAAGTCGTTCTTCTCGTAGTCCTTGTAGTAGGTGAGATGCTGCTCGATGAGGTCTTTGAGTTTGGCCACCTACCCTCCGATCGACTTCAGAGCAGCGGCGATGTTCTGAAGCCGCACAGCCTGGTTGGCATGCGTCTCGGAGGCCTGGCGAAGTTCGCCGACCATCTCATCCATCTGCTCGACCATGTCGTTGCTCTCAGCCTCGGCGTGCTCTTCGCGGTGCATCTCGCCGGGCCCTTCGTATTCGTCTTCGTCTTCGTAGAACTCGTGCATGTACTTGGAGCCTTCCATGCACTCCATGCACCCACAGCCCTGGTCGTGACTGCCGGGGTCCTGCACGACTTCCAGAATCACGGCCTCTGGGCCGAACTTCTGGAAGATGTGTGCCATGAGGTCCTTGAGACCAACCAGGTTCTGTGGGTGCATAGGGGACCTCAGGAACGCTGCAAGAGGGAATCCATCTGCTTTTTACTCATCAACCCTCGGTCGATAATCTCTTGGCGAGCAGACTCTCCCATGTTCCGAATGTTTTCTGCGATGTCAGCCATTACCTGGCTTCCCAACCTACCTGCGTCATCAGCGAGGTTTTCGGCGTCAGTCGCCATCTGGCTTCCCAACCTACCTGCGTCATCAGCGAGGTTTTCGGCATCAGTCGCCACCTGACGCACGCTTCGATCTGCGGCGTTGAGCCTGCGAAGTGCCTCGGCCTCTACACGGGATTTTGCTCCCTGGTAGACATCGCGAGCATCCGAAACTCCTTTATCCGCCATGGCGCGTGCGCGGGAGATTCCTTCAGAAACTCCGGTTCGAGCTTGTGCGGCGCTTTTACTCGCCATGCCGCCAAGCCGATCTTTGGCCGTACCCGCCATTTCCTTGACGGAATCCAATCTACCCGGACGCACCTCATCGGCGGTCACGGGCGTCGGTGTGACAACTGGAGCAGATGCTCCGGGCATCTCGACTGGCCTCAACCCCATTGGACCCATTGGGGCCGCCGCCATCGGAGCGGCCGGAGCCGCCGCCATCGGTGCGGCCGGAGCAGCCGGAGCCGCCGCGGGAGAACCACCGTCCATGTCGGCTTTGATAGCATCCATCGTGTTGGTGCCGACCATACCGTCGGCCGTAAGGCCCTTGTCGCGCTGGTACGCTTCAACCGCCGCCTTGGTCTGACCGCCGAAGTCGCTGTCGATTTCGCCCTGGTAGTAGCCGCCCCTCTTCAGGAACTCCTGGAGTTCGCCAACGCCCTCGCCCTTGGCTCCGACAGCGAACATCGGCGTTCTGCGCATCTTCTTCTTTTCCAACGCCGCCGCTGCCTTGCCCTGAGGCGAATCGGCAAACCCGGTCATCACCTCGTTTTTGACCAGCTGCTTACGTCGCTCGATTTCGCGGCGGGTAGTCGGCTGACCAAAGGCGTCGACTTCCGCTTTAGCGCCGCCACGGACGACGGGGAACACTTCACCCGGAGAGAACGTTTCTGCCAACTGGTACGAGCTAATCGCATCTTCCAGCCCAGACTTCATTTCCTCGAGATCCCCAACGGGATCATCTTTCATCCGGTCGCGACGACGCATCCGTGCCATGTCAGAACTCCTACGCCTTACGGCTTTGGCCAGAGGCGGCCATCTTGTTGAACTTCTCTGCGCCGTACTTTTTACGACCAGCGTTTGCAGCGATGGCCTCAGCCTGCTTACGGCTCTTGCCGCGCTTCATGAGGTCATCAACCATCTTCTTGAATCGGCCGCCGCCACCAGGCTTCATGGACTTGCCCTTGTACTCGTCTGCGATCTTCTTCTTCGCGGACTCGTAGTCTTTCTTCGGGGTCTTGGAAGGCACGGCTACCTCATCTTCGGCACGGTGAAGGGGGACTCCTGCCGACTTCGCCGCATGGTATCACGCTTGCGGTTGAACAGCCCAAAGGGAATCTGACCGGGCTTTACCTCCTGTAGCAGTTCTTCGTCATCGCTGCGTTGTCGTGCAGCACGTCGGTCGTTGTAGCGCTTGACCTTGGCCAGCATGTCAGCAGCCATGATGTAGGTGCGCGCCCGGTCGAAGTGGTGCCCGGCGTCATCGTCACCCTTTTCTCGACGGCTGAAGTCTCCGTCGTAGCGAAGCAACTGCTGAAGACCAGAGCGTGACCGGATGATGAGGTCATCTTCTCGGAGCAGTCGGAC